CAATAGTGAAGGTAATATCTCGACCGGTAATAACTGTCGTTGGCATTTTTCTCCTTAGATTGTTCTCTGGTAATAGGTGCTAACTCTAACATCTGCAATTAGCAAAGTTGCTGCTCCTACTTGTGTAACTGTTGGTCTTTCAACCGAACTGACAATATAACCTGCTGGAATTACTGCCAGAACACTTATTACTAACTGCTCGATGTTGTCGAGTGATGCAGGATTGCTATTGTAAGCAACTGCAACTGTGATGGTCATGTTGACCTTAGCGCGAATGTTTGACTTGCTTATTGTTTCAAATTCAAGGTACGGACTGTCTGGGACGCAGACAATTGCAGGGGGGATTATAGACTCTGGAACGAAAGCGTAAACATTTCCCGCAACGCTAGATAAAGCAGTTGCTAAAGGTGTGCGAACTTGCTCAAGAATTGTTTGGTTAGGCACTATTGAGCCATGCTATCTGTATCCATATAAGAACCAAGTAAGCCAACGCATTTATTGAATAATGATCGACCCATTCTGAAAGGTGTAGCTGTAAAATCAACGCCTTCAATTTGTCCACCACCTGCTAATCTTGCTTGGAAAACCTCTACTGAAACTGTGTAAACGGCCGACTGAACAGCTGCGTTTCCAACATAAGTTGATGCTCCAGATAAAGTGGCAACTCCACTTGGAATAACATTTGCTTCATTGATGTCGGCATTTGTGATTGCAGCTGAGAAGGTATATTCGCCAAGATTGTCTGCAAGTATTGTTCTTGTTCCGTTGTAAGGTGTTCCGCATCCTGTAATGACAACTGATTGTCCTTCGGTAAATTCATGTATTCCTAGTGTAGTGAAAGTGGCGACATTATCAGTCAGCGACACTTTTTGAACTGGGCTTTTAAATGTAACTAGCATTGGCAGAATAACTGTTTCTGCTGTGTCAATAATTTGATTTAGATAAGCATCGTTATACAAGGATGATGACACACCAAGCACAGATCGCAACTCGGTGGCTGTAATTATACTTGGCATGTCATCTCCTTACTCCCTTAATGGATGCCTGTGATCGGGAGCAACCACAGGCACTCAGTTAATTGCTATTAGGCGTTATCGTTAGATGTGTATCCACCTGGTAACTTAGGTGCAACAGCTGCATAACCATAATATCCAACTTGAATTTGACCAGTTGAAATTAAGTTAGTTTGAAGTGATAAGCGTGGGCTCTCATAGAATGTTAGAGCATCTGGGTTGATTACATAGATTGATCCATCGCCTGTTCCTGAAAGTGAGCGAGAAACAAAAAGATCAAGTCCTGCAACATTTCCGCGAGTGCTTGATGGAGAAAGTGCTCCAGCGGCATTCATCGGATTAGCTGCAATATAAATTGGACGACCAGCATCGTTTAAGCCCATGATTTCAGCCCAAACATCTGGTGATACAACTACATTCTTAGCAAAGCCAAGAGATCCTGTGTAAACATTCTTTGCAGCATTTGCAAAAAATGCTAGGTAGTTAGCAGCAGTTGCGCCAGCCTTAGCTGTTGAAGCAGTTGCAGTTGCAGATGCGCGTGTTACTGCATAAGCATCAGTTGCTTTTGCGTAAGCGAATTCCATCTGGCGAACTAACTCAGTAAAGAATAATGGAGAACTGCGATCAATTAGCTCTAAAGATATGGTCTGTTGGCCACTGAACTTTTTGACATCTACTGAAATGAAGGCGGTTGCTTGATCAGTTTCTGATGGTGTACCTTCCTCATTTGTTAATGCAACAGTTGGTGCTGTGTTAATGCGAGGCAGTTCAAAAGTCATTCCTGAGGCAGGTAATGTTTCTTTTGATAGCGCATCAATAAATCCTCTGTCAGCGTTTGAAACTCCGTTAATTAGAGTTGTGCTTTGTGGTGTTGGAATAAAGCCAGCGTTATCTGTTGTGTTATCTGCGAACGCAACGAACTGACGGCTCTCATCTGATCCTAGTGCTGCACGAATTGAGTGCTCTAGGTATGTTGCCTTTGAATTAATTGGTGAGCGTGGCTTTGTGTAAGCAACTGGTTGAGTTGCTGTTAATGCCACAGGCTCTGATTTTGCAGCTTCTACCGCTTCGGTGGCGATAGGAGCTTCTGATGTTATATCAGACACTTTTTCCTCCTGTGTTGTTGTTTCCTCAGCGGTTGCTTCGGAATTCTCTGTTGGTGTTTCTGTTGCTGCGACATCGGCAACTCTTGCGCTGTCAATTGCAGGATCAGTTACTAAACTAACCTCGACTAACTTGGCTGCACTTATTGACATAACGCCATTTTTGTTTTCCCAATCATCAACCATAACTCCAACGCTAAATCCATCGCGTAGGCCTTCGGCTGCCTCAAGTAAAGAATCATCGCCAGCAATAGTTCCGGCAATCTTAAATGTTGCTTCGATACCAGCATCATCAGCTGTAATATCCATTAATTTACCAATTGGTCGTGTGCGATCGTGCTCTAGTAATAATTTAACTGGCTTTGAAAAATCAATTGATCCTTTTTCAAATACTGTTGCTCCGGCAGATGTATTTCCGCGCTCGCCCCAAGTTACGATTGTTCCTGAGATTGTGCGCTTACGATTATCGGCTGCGGTTAGTGTTACTGGGAAATTAATCTTCATCGGATTAAATCCTCCTCCTCTTGAATTTGCTCAACGCTCATCGCGCCGATTCTGTTTAGTATTTCATAAACTTGCGCACGCTCTAATGCTGAGCCACGCAAAAAGTCATCAATATCAAATCGAACTTCAACACCATTTGGTACAAAATCGGCAGCGGAAAGTCTTTGTTCCAAGGGTGTTATTATATTTCTCAAACTAAAATCAATAAGAGCTTTTCTTTCCATAACAGTCGTGCTATATGTCATGCTCGTAGTTTCAGCAGAAACAAAACTGGCCGGAATACCTACGGCTCTTGCCAATTCCAAACTAACATACATTCTGGCTTCATTTAATTGTAATTTAGCAGGATCAAATCCTAATGCAGTTAATTCAACATCAGCATTTAAGAATGCAGTTGCTCTAGTTGACCTTGCTGTTTTCCATGACTCTAATAATTTTGTAATACGCTCTGGAGTTAAATTTGTTCCATTTGATTTTAACACCATTGTAGGAACTGGCTCTTTAGCATATAACTCTGCTGCTTTTTCTAATTCTAATGCAGCTCTAATTGTGCGACCTGCTCTATTTAATACACCTTCATCAAGTCCGCTGAATACGATAATACTTCCTACACCACTTACAGGAATATCAAGTCCATCAATTTGGTAGGCAGTGATTTCTGTTGAATTTGAATTTAATGTATATGAAACTCTATTTGGTGCGACTCTTGTCCATGAACGAATGCGAGCACCATCTGAACTTGAATACTGATCTAGGACAACTCCATAAGCGTTTCCTGTAAAAAGTAAATCCTCCGCTAACCAAGCGTAGATTGCTGATCCTGCAATTCTTGGATCTGGTTGCATAATTACGCGCTGTGGTCGTAAATGCTCTTTAGTAAAATGATTGTAAGTTTCTAAAGGTAATGATCCAATTGTTGAGCAAATGATATTTCTTGCTCTTGCTAATGATGGAACTGACATTGCTTGTTCACGAGTAGCGGTTGCAGCTCCGTAAAATAATGAAGCAGCGGATTGTTGAACATTGTAAGGAACATTACCAGCAGCAACATCTGTTTGGATTGCTGGTGTTTGATTTGTAAGAAATCTATCGAATAATCCCATTAGCATATAATATACCATAAAGTCAATATATTATGCTATTTGAATGTCAACTTCACTTTCTACCTGTGTTGCAAAATATGAAGCTAAAGCAGATGCCACAGCTGCACAAACTGCGACTCTACTTGCACGCCTCCCGATGATCCATGACCCATCCCCATAGGGCAGTTTCGCAGCGGAAAGTGTTTGTTGGGTCAGTTCGTCTTGACCCCCGTGCTGTAACCGATGGGAATTGATTGCGCCTAACCATCGATCACACGATTCAGCATATATCGCCCCATCCATATCTGTAATGGGAATTCCAGCAGGAACTAGCCGACTTGCGACGGCTTGTGCAGTCCTTTTGGAATAAGCGACAGTCTGAACATTATATTTTCTTACATAAGGTGCAATATCGTTTGCAACCGCTAAATCATTAATTGAATAATCGTTTGACCATGTGTGGAGTAAAACTAAGTTAAATCTTTCTCCCGGCAATTTTTGAGTTGCTACTAATGCGCCAAATTTACGATCTGGACTTAAATCTAATCCAAACCAAGTTTCTTTGTCAGGGTCTAATGGTATTGGGTCAATTTTACACAATTCCCATTTCTGTGCATCGATTGCAGAATTGATTGTATCTACCCATTGACATAAAACTTCGGTTCGCACAATATCAGGTGGATCATTAATAACAGCTTTAATGTTATCTGGATGAATTGTTATACCAAGCGAAGGGTTGGCTTGAGCGAATGCTGGCCAATTGATCTCACCTGACGGGAGTGTGATCGGTGCATCTGGCTCGGCACTCCATTCAAACCAACCGATCGTATCGGAGGGGTTCACGCTGGCTGCGATAGCGCGTTCCCTAAGTTTGTTTAGGATAACTGAATGTTGATCTCCAGCGTTTGAATAAATCCATACTTGCGGATTTTTTGAAGCCATCATTGTGTAACGCATTGATGACCAAGCATCCTCATCTTTATATTCTCTTAACTCATCAAGATGAATGCTGGATGGCGCTGAAATTCCTCGGCTTGCATTATTAGCTGCTTTTACAACAAACCTGCGACCACCCTTTAATTCCATTTCCTCAGCACCATGTTGCCATCTAATCTTTTTTACTTCAGATGCTAGTTTGTCGTTTGATTCTATTATGCCAACCATTTGTCTAAATGTTTCAAGTGATGTAGTTAATCTATGAGCTGATGAGAGCTGTAAGTTTTCGCCCCATACAAACATGCCAGTTAAAACCCTGAGCATCATAAAGGTAGACTTTCCGGACTGCCTTGCAATTACGAGTCCACACTCCGAGTGGTGGTATCGGCCGTCTGGCTTGACCTTATGACCATGAATTGCAACAAATTCTTGCCACGGCATTAAAGGCATACCGATTTCTTTAGCGAACTCAATCATTTCATGACCTTTAGACGGCAAATCATTCAATTGTGAGTGAATTCGTGGAGTTTGCACACCTCCTAAAATCGATTCATCCTGATCTAAAAGGATCTCTCCAGTTTTAAGATTAATCAAAGCGATCCAGCCTGATCGTGGGCGATCGAGGTGTTTTGTGGGTTAGAAAAGGAACG